CTCCTTTTGTACCACAAGTAGGTAATGATCTGTCAAAACAAACTGCCACATCTGCAATTGGAGACTTAGATATGGCAACAGTCGGTACAACTCTCATGACGACTGATAATCATGCTTCTTCCGCATTGTGCATAGGAGAGAAAATAGTTTCAATTAGGCAACTGCTTAAACGAGCATCAGTGTTTTATTACACCACTGCTGGTACGAAGAGTGCCTATATTTCTCCCTATGTTCAATACATTCCTATATCGTATAGTGTCACTCCTCCCCCTCTTGCTAGTTTTATACTTGATTACTATACCTATCTTATGCCACTTTTTGGTTATTTTAGGGGTTCTATGCGATTTAAATGCGCTTCAGCTGATGGTGGCTCTAGTGGTCTTGGAATGATCTCCTACCCCACTCAAACAACACTCGTACAAGGTAGCACTACTTACGCAGCAACTTTAACTAATAGAGCTGTATTTCAACCATTTGCTACGGGTGATGTTTCAGTTTATCCTTTCCCTGAAGTACAAATTCCATATTATAATAGTACTCACGTTTCTGTTAATTCAATAGAACCGTGGACTACTAGTTTAATTGAGGGAAATAAACCATTTTCTTATTTGACTGTTTATGCTCCAACAGAAACAGCTTCTATAAACATTCGTCGACAAATAGGTGATGATTTTTCAGCTGGTTTTTTCCTGTGTACTATGCCACTCATATTACAGAATTTTACTTCTCTTCCCGTTCTCAATCCCCCTGAGAGCACATATTATCCTTAAGTTATTTAACTTATTACCCCATGAATCTAAAATGATTTCCGGTTTGCTTTTTAGTTAACCAATAGCCCCTCCGGTTTATGGGGGTTGTTGGTGTTTGGGTTTTTAAAACTACACCGTAGAAAACTTGTTTTCTGTACGAGTAACTCTCCTACAGTTCAAAGAGTTTTTTAGTAGGGGCACTAATCACAATGTCCATAGTTTTTATAAAGTGATTTATAGAAACCTTGTTTTTCT